CTAACCAGTCAGACGGTAGCTGGACATATTCATTACTGGATGTAGCCTGCGCCCTAACAATCATCTCGCGCGCCCGCAAGCGCGTGTTCAAGTCTGCCTCAACGAACTGGATAAACATTGGTATCTGAGCCGAAAGGTCTTCTCGGTTCAGATAGTCAGCTATTGCAGACTGTAGGGAGCTATAATCCGTAATCGTGGTCATCAGCTCTTCATCCAGTGTGTTCGATAGGGCGCAGCCTCGTCAGAAGCAAGCCACTTCTTCATTGCCGCCTTATCGCCCAATATACCACGGCTGCGCAGGTCTAGGTAAACCATCATCGGCAGGCTGGCCACCTTTACCATATCACCCGTGCCGCTGGTTTTGGAAACAGAATTACGCTCCTGCTTGTTCTGCTCAGCAATGCTGTCGATGTTGGTAATCGACTCAAAAACTGTTTTATTATCCGGCGTAATATGCATCTTGTCGAGAGTTCCTGTGAACTCGTCGTAACCAAGTACAAATGAACCGGGCGCGTGTTCGTTTTTCATCCTTCACCTTTTGTGGAAAGGGGCGGGATTGACCCGCCCCTTATGTGTATCACGAAGTGGTGATGTTGGCGATGACTGCGTGAGCCTTTTCAGACTTGATGCGCAGGCCATATTCAACAACCATTTCCTTTTTGTCCGAGTCGCCAGTTTTGGCGATTTCAAACGTGCGGAACGGACGCAGGTACGAGACGGAAGCGTATTCCGGGTCAAGTACGAATGCGAAGTTCTCCGGCTGGAAGCGGTTCGGGACAATGGAGACCTCGCCGAAGTCCGACAGGTAAACGTCGGCAGTGGCAATAATCTTCATCGGCTTCACCTGATTATAGGTGATGCGCTGCTCGGCCAGACCAGCAAACGTCGAGGCGACGGTCTTGTTGTGCGGGCCAACCATGAAGATTTTGGGGTCACCACCCTGAGACCATACGTTTTGGATTGCGGTCTTCAGCATTGCTTCCGTAAGAGCGGTAGCGCCGGTAAGACCTGTCCAAGCCGTGTCTGGGTATCCGTTACCACTAGCGCCAGACATTGCTGACGAAGTAGCGCTGTTGGCAACAGCGTTGGTGATAAGCCAAGTCGGAAGTCCAGCCGTTGTACGGGCAACAGAGTTGCTGCCAGCAGCGCCAGCCTGATTGGATAGCAGGATTGCTTCCATATCGCGCTTCAGCTCTTTTGCCTTTTTGGCGGTCTCGTAAGCCATTACGGTGCGCATACCAGCGGTGTTGACCGAATCGGCGGTGCCAGAAACGGAAACAACTTTCTTGGAAATTTGCGCGTAGTTGGCAACACGAACGGTAGCCACAAAGTCGGCATCGCCAGCGTCCGCGCCTTCGATTACCGCATTGGTGGTATCAGCTGACGCAAGAACGTCGGTCTGCCACTCAAAGTAAGTGTTGTCAGCCGTGTCACGACCAACGTTGGACATGAAGGGAGTGTCAACCGGCGAAATATCATAAATGATATTCGAGAGGTCTTCGCGGTTGGCATTTGAGTTATCGTAAGAAGTTACTTTGCTTACCGTAGCCATGCTCATCTCCTATTTGTCGAGCATATTGAACAGCATAGCGGCGTCTTTAACGTCGCCAGATGATTTGAGGCGCTGCCTCATCTTTGCAAGATCATTGCCCTTCTTTGGAGATGCCACGCTGCTACTCGGCTTCATAGGCTTAGGCGCATTGCCCTTTTGCGGGCGCGGCCTATTGGCCTGCAAGGCGTCGTATTTCCGCGCTTTTTCAAGAACGATAATTGCTCGTGGGTCATATGCCGCCGATAACTCTTCATCAGAATAGCCAATTTTTTTGCCATACTCACGAAGTTGGTTTTTCGTTGCTTCCCACTTGCTTTCTTCGCGCCACTCTGGAACCTGTTCCAACAACCATGCCATGCTATTATCGACAATATTCTTCATGGCAATATGCTGCTCTTGTTGCTGGATTTGAGCTATTTGCTCTTGCTCAGCCTTTAGAGCGGCTTGGTTATCTTTATAGTCGCGCCAATCGTTCCTTAGTTTTGAGTAACCAATTGGGTCTTCCTCATAGAGTGCATCCCAATCCGGTTCTTGCAAAGCAAGCAAATCAAGTTGATTCTGCAATGCATCCAAACGCTCAGCATAATACTGCCTTTCAACAGCAACCTGCTGGCGTTCTGCCTCAAAACCACGCTTCTCCTCTGCTAGTGCTTGAGTCTTGCGTTGATAATCAGCCTGCCGCTGATACCCATCTACTGCCTCCTTCACGGTGATCTGCTCTGTCTTGCCGTCTATTTTAACGGTGACAAGCATATCATCTGAAGTTTGCTCTTGATCGGCATCTTCAGCCTGCTCGTACTCCTCGGCGTCATCGTCGTCTGAAGTAGCGTCATCTGACGCAGCCTCAACTTCATCTGACGAATCATAATCGCCTTCAGAATCCGTCGCCTCTGTCTGTTCGACTTCGGCATCTGCTGCTTCGTTGGTTTCTTGCTCTGGTTGCGACTCTGGGCCGTCCAAAACAGAAATTCGCTCGGCAGCGTCTGCAATGCCGAGTTCGCTGGGCTGCGATTGTTCGGCTGTAGCCATAATATTACTCCTTTACTTCGCTCTTTTCAAGCGGTTGTTGAACTGCAATACAGTAGGCTCTGCCGCCAAGGCAGTTAGCTCGTCTTTAATCGCAGCTACGGCGCGCACCATGTTGTACGCATCGTCCCTCGTCGTCTTGTCATGCGGCTGAGTCGCCGCCCACGC